GTGATCGACGCCTACCGCCTCCTCCCCGCGGATTACGACAATTTCTTTAACCCCATTGACGAGGGCCGTCTCTCGCGCCATCCTGTGGCCTATGACGGCGGTTGGGTTGAGCGGGAGTATTTGCCCCGCCTCGTGTACTTATCGCGCTGTATGAAGGAGGGACGGTTTCCATGCAAGGCAGAATACACCCATACCCTTTCCTACATCATGTCTGGGCAAAGTGATTATACCGTCATTGAGGAAAAAACCACAAAATCGCAGTGTGCATGGACCATTCCAGAATCTGCATATGAATTGATTCCCAATTCACGATATGTTTACATCACCATCAAGTGCGAGACTTTCAACGGAAATACGTCAAAGGGCGTTCGCTATGCTTATATCATCGGAACTACGCGTGAAGATCTCTGCAAGCCGGAAGTAACAGCAACGGCTGAGGATGTCAACGAGGCGGCAGTTTCCCTCACGGGAGACGCCCAAAAGATCGTAAAAGGTATTTCTGCACTTCGCGTGATTTCGGCGGCTACGGCCAAAAATAGCGCCTCTGTGAAGTCCGTCGCCGTTTCGGCAGGAGGAAAGACGGCAAGCGGCACGGATGTTACGATTGAAGGAGCAGAATCTGCGTCCGTTTCGGTTGTGGTCACCGACACAAGAGAATATTCGAGCACTTATACCATCACCGACCTTTCGCTGATCGAATATATACCCTTGACGCTGAATCCGACCATTCAGCGCGAATCGCCCGGATCGGATGCGGTGAATATCGAGATTTCGGGCAACTACTTCAACGGGTCCTTTGGTGCTACAGATAACACGCTTTCGGTTAAAGCTCGCGTGCGGATCCTCAATGGTGAATACGGTGACCCTATCGATCTCGCCGTAACCGTGTCGGGAAATTCTTACACGGCGCGGGGAGCATTGGAGCTGTCCTATTCCAACATTTACGAGGTGGAGATTACCGCATCGGATGCGGTGTCTACCCGCACGGTAACAGAGCGAGCCAAGAAGGGAGTTCCAGTCTTCCATTGGGGCGAGGATTACTTCCGTTTTCGCGTTCCTGCTGTCATTCAATCGGAAAGTCCTCTCGCCGTTGACGGCGTTGGGAGGACTGACAGCGAGATAAACAATGAGATCCGCGCGTATGCGGAGTCAATGAGCGAGGGATATTTTAAATTTATTTACAATCCTACCGTAAATCACAGCATCCTCGGTAGCTCTTCCTTGCTGATTGAGTGCTTTAAGGTCGGAGATGTGAAACCCTTTTCCATTTGGTTGAAAGTGTCCTCGGCGTCCCAATTTCCTTATGTTAAAATATATGTAGCGAATTATCAATCCAACTATGGATGGAGCGGGTGGCAGAGTGTTAACGGGAATAGCACCGCTGTTTTGCCAACAGTCACCGAGGAAGATAATGGCAAAGTTCTTACGGTTGCTGATGGGACTTGGGTGGCTTCTGAACTGCCTAAATATGAAGGTGAATACTCAATAACGCCACAAGTCAACGAGCAAACACTTTTAACTGCACAAAAATACATGGATGCAGATGTAAAAATTGAAAAAATACCTTATTCAGAGGTATCAAATAATTCTGGCGGTAAAACCGCAACAATAGGAGGTTAATTCTTATGGCAATTTCAAAGGTAATTTACGGCGGGGACGTTCTGATTGACTTAACGGCGGATACCGTAACTGCGGACAAGCTGCTTTCGGGGGTTAAAGCTCATGGGGGAGACGGTGAATTGGTAACGGGTACTTGTACCTATGATGCCGATACATCGGATGCAACTGCAACGATGGCTGAAATCTTGGCGGGAACAACTGCATATGGCAGGGGTAGCAAAATAATCGGTTCGATGAAGAATAACGGCGGTGTTACCGGAACTATTTCGACCAAGACGGGCACTTATACGGTGCCGCAAGGATATCACGATGGTTCCGGTAAGGTTGGCATTGCTTCAGCGGAACAACAAAAAATTATTCCCGAAAATATCCGTGAAGGAATTGAAATTCTCGGTGTCACGGGTACTATGAGTGGCTTGGAATCGGTAAAAGCCCAAAGCAAGCCCGTTACCCCCACAGCAAATGGTTTAATCGATGTTCTTCCTGATGAAGGTTATAACTATCTGTCAAGCGTTACTGTACTGCCCATCCCTTATGCCCTAACCGATAATTCGGCTGGCGGCAAAACCGCAACAATAGGTTAAGGAGGGAGGAAGCGTGGCAGTAAATCAAGTTGTATATGGCGGTGAAACCATCGTCGACTTAACAAGTGACACGGTAACGCCAGAAACACTTTTGAAGGGCGTGACTGCACACGACAAAAGCGGAAATATGATAACCGGAACATATACGGGGCTAACACTTGACAGCGTTTATCCCGTCGGAAGCATCTACCTCGCCTATAACCACACTAATCCAAGTACATTATTCGGTGGAACGTGGGAGCGGATTGAAGGTGCCTTCCTGTGGGCTTCATCGCCAACGGGTCAGATTGGGCATACAAGTGGTTCAACGACACATAGACATACATTAAGTAATGACGGATATGCCAAGATAAACCATCATGATGGTGCATTTTGGTATCATGAATTTGAGGGTGTGTCCTATAAAGCCACGGGCAAAGGATCTTCCACCGGCGCAAGCAATACCACTTCTCAAACGGCGGCAATCGGCTTGGGCGGTTTTACAGATAATATCAACAGTATGCCGCCATACATTGTTGTTTCTGTATGGAGAAGGACGAGCTGATCAATGGATTTAACTACGATCGTCACGCTGATAACGGAAATCGGTGTGCTGTTTGGCGTTATCATTCCTGTTATTGTTTGGATAAAAAAGATTGCAAACGGGCAGAAATGCCAGCTTCGTAGTGATATGTTGCATATTTACTATCACAACAAGGACACAGGAAAAATTCGCCAGTATGAGTACGAAAATTTTGTATTTCTGTATGAGGCGTACAAGGCTTTGAAAGGAAATTCCTTCATCGACAAAATCTACGAAGAAGTTAAAAAATGGAAAATTGAAACGTGAAAGGATGAAGCATCATGAAAAGTGTATTTACAAAAGCATGGTTGAAGGCAAGCCTGGTGAGAAGCCTCAAAACGGTAGCGCAGACCGCCGCTTCGATGATTCCTTTGGGCGTATCGATCGAAGAGGTAGGTTGGCTTGCCGTTCTCGGCACGGCGGCTTTGGCGGGCATTTGCTCGCTTCTCACCTCGGTGGCCGGTATTCCCGAAGTCAAGACGGTAACCGAGGACGGTGAGGAAATCAATGGCGGTTACGACGGGGAGGACGGCATATGAAAATCATTGAATGTCTCCATACCGACAGTAAGTGTTATAAGGCGGCCGAGGCGGCTTCTCATGTCGGTATTGTCGTCCATTCGACGGGGGTGAACAATACCTCTCTCAAGCGGTACGTTCAGCCGTCGAAAAGCGATCCCAACTACGATGAGCTGATCGCTCTCATCGGAAAGAACAAGAACGGCAATTCCTGGAACCGTTCGGTAAACAAATCGGCGCATTACGTCATCGGCAAGCTCGCCGACGGGACGGTGGCGGTGGCTCACCTACTCCCCGAGGAATATTGCGCTTGGGGCGTTGGCAAGGGCAAGAAGGGCTCCTACAACTACAACCCCACCTCCCACATTCAGTTTGAGGTTTGTGAGGACAACCTGAAAAACGAGAGTTATTTCAAGGACTGCTACAACGCGGCCGTTTCTCTCTGCGCCGACATCTGTTCCCGCCACGGCTGGGAAGCTGACGTCATCGTCTCTCACAAGGAGGCCTACAAGAAGGGCTATGCCTCCAATCACGCCGACATCGACCATTGGCTGAAGAAGTTCGGTCTTACAATGAACGATTTCCGAAAAGATGTCGATCTGCTCCTTCATCCTCCCAAACCGATTGCGGTGGGGGACACGGTGCAGTTTACAGGAAGCAAGCAGTACACCAACGCGAACAAGTTGACCGGCAAAAAGGCCAAGCCCTGTCAAGCGGTGGTGAAGCAGATCTACAAGTTCGGATCCGCCAAGCATCCCTACCTCGTGAAGGGCAGTGGGGTGTACGGGTGGGTGGATGCCCAAGATGTCCAACACCTTTGA